TGAAAGGCTTCAGACGACCTGTGGAGAGAAAAAATGACTTTATTTTTAAAGCGTGAAGATTTGGTTGCGCGTATTGCCGACACTCGATACCACCGTGTCGAAGGCACGACTGCTACCGTATGTACTGTGATTTTGCATTCGGGTTTTGTGGTCATCGGCAAGTCTGCCTGTATTACTCCCGACATCTTTGATGAGGCAAAAGGCCGCGAATTTGCCTATGAGGATGCCCTTAAAAATTTGTTGGACCTCGAAGCGTACCGCGTCAAAGAAAATGCGCATGACGCGCAGGAAAAGGAGTCTTAAATGGCACAAACGAAACAAGTGGTCTTGGTAACCACGGTCAAAACATCAGGCAAGGTGGTCAAAAACCGCTTTGTGGATTTTGCAGGCAAACAGGCCGTCGCCGGTGTGAAAGTGCTGGGTGCTGCTACTTTGGATGCGGATGCGGGCGAAATGTTGGCCGTTGATGTATTGGGTATCGCCTTAGTCGAGGCAGGCGGCACGATTGCCGTGGGCGATGAAGTGGCAGCCGATGCACAAGGCGCGGCAGTCAAGGCGGCAGGTAATGCCAAGATTGCCGGTACGGCGCGCTCGGCGGCAACTGCTGCGGGCGAAGTCATCCAAGTATTTTTGAAAGGCTGATTATGGCTAAAGTTTATATCGCAAACACCCCGTTAATTTTGGAAAACGCCCAAGGCGGCCAATTCCGCGTCGAAGCCGGCGAAGCGGTCGAATTGACAGCGGAGCAGTACGAATCAGTTGCGGCACACGTTACCCCGACACTGACAACCGGCGAAGAGCTGGATGCGCAACAAAATGGCACTCCGCCGTCCGAGGGTACGCCGTCAGATGATACAGGCAATGCCGCTGCGGGCGAAGTTGAAAAACCGAAACGCGGTAAAAAACCGGCAGCAGCCGAAGAGGCGGAGTAAGCCATGTATATTGGTGCGGATGATTTGACGGCTGCGATGGGCAAAATGGAGTTGGTACAACTGACCAACGACAATGCGCGCGGGACGGAACCCGACGCTCAGGTCATTGATGCGGCAGTGCGTTATGCCTGCGATTTGGTGGACGGATACCTGCGTGGCAGATATGTGCTGCCTTTGGTGGAAACGCCGACGGTGTTGCAGCCTTTATGCATCAACATTGCCCGCCATTTTTTGCACAGCCGCCGAATCAACCGCGCCGACTTTCCGAAACCGCTGGAAACCGCCTACAACACGACGATTAAAACACTTGAGTCTATCCGCGACGGCAAAATCCATATCGGTATCGCCACATTGGACAAGCCGTCGCAACCTGAGCCGGGCGCATATCACGTCCGAGTGCGCGACAAAATGGATTTGGGAGGCTACTGATGAGCGCGACACGTCCGATTATTGATGCGGTAGTAGAGCATTTGCAGGCAGCTATCCCGTGGGTCAGCGTTGAGGCTTTCCCCGAGCGTCCGTCCGAATACCAATTTATCCATCCCGTCGGGGCAATCTTGGTCGGCTACGGCGGCAGTAAATTTGGCGATATTGAGCAGCTCGGTCGTATTGCGCAGCAGCGCGATGTCAGGCTGATATTGACCGTTTTTGGCAGCAGCCTGAATGCAGATGACGGCACTTTGGCCATCTTGGATGAGACACGTCTTGCTATGGTTGGTTTCGCACCGCCAAGTTGCCAGCCCTGCCACCTTATCAGCGAGGAGTTTTTGGCCGAGGATGCGGGTGCATGGCAGTATCAGCTGGTTTTGCAGACCGAAACCCAGCAGGTCGAAGTCTGCCGCAAAGAAAAACGCCCGCTTTTCATCGCTGCCCACTACCGCCGACCCGACCAAGACCTCAATCCCGATTTAAAACCTAAAAAATAGGAGTATCCATCATGGCAGCAGCCTACCATCACGGCACGGAGACCATCCGCATCGACGGCGGCTCCAATCCCGTCTATACCGTTGACGGCGCAATTACCGCCATCGTCGGCACTGCGCCGGTCGGCGCGGTTAATGAGCTGACGACATGTCAAACTAAAAAAGACTTTGGCCAATTCGGCGGCGAGCTGACTGCTCAAGGCTTCACTCTGCCGGATGCCGCACACATTTGGACGCGCTACGGCAGCGGTGTCGCCTATGTTGTCAATGTTTGCGACCCCGCCAAACATAAGACAACCGTCAGCAACGAAGTATTGACGGTTGATCCTGACACCTTGACAGCCAAAACTGCCAAGCCTGCTCTGCAAAGCGGCTACACACTGACGGACGGCGGCAATACGCTGACCGAAAACACGCACTACACCATCAACACCCTGACAGGTGAGATTACCTACAAAACCAAACCTAACTCGCCCAAAATCAGTTATACCTATACCGACCCGACCAAGGTTCAGGCTGCCGACATCATTGGTGCTTACGTTGCCGCTACAGGCAAACGGGCCGGATTAGAGCTGTTGACGGAAGGGTTCAACCGCCAAGGCGCGGACGCCAAAATCATTATTGCGCCTGATTTTGATCGCCATGCCAATGTGCGCGCGGCGATGGAAGTCATTGCGGGCAAGCTGAAGGCCATTGCTTATGTGGCTGCTCCGCAAGGTACGAGCCTGAGCAAAGCTCTCGAAGGTCGTGGTCCGTTAGGTACGATTAATTTTCAGACATCGTCCGACCGCTGCCAGCTCTTTTATCCATATGTCGTCGGTTTGCTCGGCCTTGAAAACCTTGCTACCCACGCCGCAGGCCTGCGAATGAAAACCGATGTGGAACAGGGCTACTGGTTCAGTATCTCCAACCGCGAACTTTTGGGCGTAACCGGCGTGGAAATCGGTCTGACTGCTCGCGCCGACGACCCGCAGTCGGAAACCAACCGCCTGAATGAAAAAGGCATTACGACTGTCTTCAATTCCTACGGTACAGGCTATCGTATGTGGGGTAACCGCCTTGCCTGCTTCCCGACTACCTCGCATATTAAAAACTTTGAAGTGGCGCAACGCACCGGCGACATTATTGACGAGTCTATCCGTCGATTAGAGTTGCAGTATGTTGATAAACCGATTGATGCAGACGATCCGAATGCCTTGATTGACAGCCTGCTTGAGAGCGTCCGCACCTATATGTCTACGCTTAAATCTATTGTGGGCTTCTCGGTGGATTTGGACTATGAATACGATTTAGTCGATGTGTTTAGCAAAGGTCAGGTCCCCATCGTTTACGACTACACGCCGAAACTGCCGGCCGAGCGTATTACCAATACCAGCGTGATGACCCGCAAGTATCTTATCAATTTGGTATCGGCTAACTAAGGTCGTCTGAAAAGGAAGAAATATGTCTGCAATCAATGCAATCTACAATGCCAACATCTATATCGACGGCAACAGCCTTTTGGGTAATGCATCCGAATTTAAATTGCCTGAGTTTGAGTTTGGCCAGGACGACTTTACCGGTTTGGGTATGGTTGGCACGATTAAGCTGCCAAACGGCGTCGAAGCACTGGAAGGCGAAGTTACTTGGAACAGCTTTTATCCTGAAGTGGCTAAGAAGGCATCCAACCCATTCAAGGCCGTGCAACTGATGGTGCGCGGCAACCTGCAAACCTTCAATGCGGCAGGTTTGGCGGAAGAAGTCCCCATCGTAACTACGGTAACGGCGATGTTTTCAAAAAACGCCTTGGGCGGTTACAAGCCGAAGGAAAAGGCGGAATTTAGCTCAACCTACCAGGCAACAGAAGTCCGCCAAGTCGTCGGCGGTCGAGAAGTGCTGTATTACAACGCGCTCAAAAACATCTACCGCGTGGACGGTCAGGACGTTTTGAGCCAAATGCGTAAAAACATTGGTGCTTAATCTTTAAATCGGATTAAAAGCCGTTTCAGACGACCTTTGACACAATCACCGTATCTTTACCGATACGGTGATTTTTTATTTTTATAAACGTTTTGGAGATAGAAAATGAATGAAGCCAAGCAGTTGCAAGAAGATTTGGGTGTAAATACCGTTGTGAAACTGAAATATCCGGTCAAACTGGCGACGGGACAGATGTTGGAGCAGGTAACGCTTCGCCGCTTGCGCGTAGGTGATTTGCGCGCCGTCTCGCATCTGACGAATGAGGCGGAACAGGAACTTGCCCTGTTTGCCCGCATGACTGGCATGGTGCCGGAAGACTTGGACTGTTTGGATTTGGCGGATTGGAAGCAGATGCAGGAGACGTTTCGCCGCCTCACAGAAACTGACCAAGACGGCAAATAGACCGCCTCTCTCAAGAGCAGAAACGCAGCGGCAACTGCTGTCTGCCGCTGCAGATTTGGCATGGTGGTTCGGTTGGAGCATGGACGAGATTCACGCGCTGACTTTGGATGAATTTGAGGACTGGCAGAAAGAAGCAACCCGCCAGATGAGG